TTAAGTGAGGGTAAGAATCACTATAAAACAAGTGATTCTTTTGTGGTTGAAACATTAATTAAAGCAGTAGATGAAAATCCAGCTTATAAACATATTAAGAATATTGTAATAGATGATGCTGTCTATTTACAATTATTTATGTTTATGGATAAATTAAAAGAAAAAGGATATGATAAGTTCTCTGATGTAGGACAAGCAGCTTATATTCCTATAAAAGCAGCTCAAGAATGTCAAAGAGAAGATTTGAATATCATTTTTACTTATCATTTTGAAGAAAATACAAGTGGTGAAAAGAAAGTTAAAACAGCAGGTAAACTTGTAGATAACTATCTTTCTATTGAAGGTATGTTTACATTTGTATTTTATAGTAACTCAAAATTTAATAAGCTGTTAAAAAAGGTAGAGTATTATTTTGAGACACAAAATGATGGGTTTACAACAGCTAAAACACCTCTTGGATGTTTTAAAGACTTTACCATACCTAATGATATGGGTTTTATCATTAGAGAAATTAACAAATATTATGGAAAGTAAAAATATTTTTGAAAAATAGTTTGTATTAAAGAAAAAAGTAGTATATTTGTATCATAATAATTAACCAATTAACAACAACACAAAAAACAATTACAACTATGTTAATCGTAAAACGCACAATCGAAAGAAAAATGACAGAAGAAGGTAAGGCTAAATTGTCTAGCCTTATTCGTACTAATGATTTTACTCTTTCAACTCGTGGAGAAGAAAAACGTAAAGTATTCAAATTTAGCAAGCAGAAGTTTGCTGAAATGAAATTAAACGAAAATGCAATTCTTGTTGGTCAAGATAATGGCAAGGCTTATATCCTTGTAGTACCAGTAGATACCCCTGATGCAGTACTTAAAGGTACTAAAGGTAAAATTAAGAATCAAGAGTTTACTTATTCTGACCTTGTAGAAATTCTTAAGCCAACAGAAGACCGTCATGGTTATAATCTAGTTGAGGATAAGACTCAAGTTGTAGATGGAGTACTTTCAGTTTGGGAAATTGTTCCTACTGAATTGGTTCGCAAATATAGTAAAGATGAAGCAGAAGATACAGAAGATGAACCAGCTTTGTATGATGCCTCTACATTAATAGATGAATCAGAAGAAGTTGAAGAAGAAGAAACTTGGGAAGAACCTGCTTAATCTTAATCGAAGAAATCTAATGCCTCTCAAATGCAAGTAGGCACTGCAAATTTATTTCACAATAAAAAGTCCTGATTAGAAATAGTCGGGATTTTTTATTATATTATAACCCTTTTTAAGCTAAAAAAATTAATACTAAACAAAAACAAAAAGAAAAGACATGAAATTAAATGCAATGGCACAAGAAAGTGCGGGGTATGTACAACCAAAAGTAGAAGGTGTAAAACTTAGAATGGCTGCACTTCCTCAATTAGATAAAGTAGATTCAGACAAAAGTGAAAAAGGATATTTTGACCGTATTAAGTTCTTTTTTAAAGAATTTGATGGAGAAGCAGAATTTAATCCTACAATGTTCAGTCCTTATGAGTTTGATAGAGAGCGATATGCAAAAGGAGTAATTGAGAATAAAGGTAAGAAAAGAGCTGATACAGAAGATGGAAAGTATGTAAATATGGTCAATGGTAATTTTGGTCGTCTTATGCACATCTTTGGATGCTTTATGTCCAAAGAGAATTATGAGAAACTTCAAGACCTTGAAATGGATGATGCAGAAGAGTTTCTTACTAATGCCGAAGCTCTTTACGACAAAGACCTTTTTGATTTAGAATTTACTTCTATTATTGGTTATAAAGGTCAATTTGTACAATGGCCTCAATATGGTGATTGTCTTTCTAGTAAGCATAAGTCAAAACCACTTGTATTTAAAGAAGACCCTCGATATTTTACTTTAAATCCTGTTTCAGCAACTCCTGATACAGAAAGTAGAGGTTCAGTACCTTCTGCTCCAAGAAATACATCTGTGGTTTAGAATAATAAAAGGGAGATTCGTCTCCCTTTTTTAATTTATTTTTGCTAATGGAAGATATAGTTCAAATCCGTAAAGATAAAAGTACATTTACAGGATTTCATATATTTACTAATGAAAATCCTGATTTACCATTTACTCATATTATAAAAGATGAAAAACACATAGAACTTAAAATATCTGAAAAAGGTAAATATTTTAAAAATTATCCTCCAAGACCTAGATACTCATATACTATAAAAACAAATTCTAGTATAGTAGAAGGAATATATAGAGTAGAAAAGATAGGTAATATTTGGTATTTAGATTTCAAAGAAAATGAAATTAATTAGATTTGAATTAACAAAAGACTATATTCTATCTAAGGTATCAGAAGAAGCTATATTTTGTGAATATCTTGAAATCAAATCAGTTGATTTCACTAAACATTATATTAATGTTTTAAGACAAGATGATATTCCAAAATGTAGCTTTTTTGTTAGACATACAGATAATAGACTTATCTTTAATGATTTTGCTTGGAGACAATTTGATTGTTTTGATGTTGTAAAACAGAAATATAATGTATCTTTCTTTAGAGCATTAGAAATTGTAGCTGAAAGATTTAATCTATTAGAAAATGTAATTCCTTATGATTCTAGCAAGAAAGTAATATTAAGCGTTAAGGCTAAATATTCCATTAGGATAAAGAGGAAAAAGTTTAGTAAATGGGATTTAGCTTTTTGGAATATAGGAGGTCTTAACATATCTTATGAAACTTTACAATATTACAATATATTTTCTATTGAATGTTTTTGGGAATATGTAGATAATGAACAAAGATTTTATAATAATTTAAAACAAACATTTGCTTATCATTTTCCCGATGATACAGATGAATATAAGTATCAAATATATTCACCTAATAAAAGAAAAGACCAAAGAAGATTTATTAATCCAAGTGGTATTAAATTTGGTGATTTAGAGTATCTTGATAGAACACAAGATTATGTTATTATAACTAAATCTAAAAAAGATGCTTTTTATCAAAAGTTATTTGGGCTTAATACTTGTTTTATTATACATGAAAAAATAAGACCTTCTGATATAATAATTCATATTCTTGCTAAGATGGGTAAAGTATTTAATACCCAAATAAAGATATTTACTTTATTTGATAATGATTGGACTGGAATGAGACAATCTATTGTATATAAACAAGCAGGTTGTATTCCATTATTATTTCCTAAGCAAGAAGGAAAAGATTTTACAGAGTTTCTTACTAAATTTGGTAAAGAGACAGTAATAGATACAATAGAATATTATAAACAACAATTATTATGAAATTAGGAGATGCAGTATTTTATAGAGATGATAGGATTAACAACATCGGATGGACTGTTGGTAAAGTAATAACTATTAGACGATTAAAACATAAATTTAATAATACTAAAATAACAAATTGTGATATTGACACTCCTTATGGAATTATAAGAGAAATAGAACTTAAATTTAATAGATATGATAGAATTACATTATTATAATTGGATAACTCATAAAGAAGAGATTATTCAATTACCCAAAGACCATATAACTAAAAATGCTCAACTTAATGAATATATTAATATAGCTAGTTATATGAAAGAACCAGTTGATAATTCTTATAATTTTACTCGTAGAATTATAGATATTGAATATACAGGTAATACTAAAAAGATTAAAATAAGTAATCAAACTTAATATGGGAATACTATTAATATATTATACGTATGTAAATGGTCAATTTGAACAAAAATCTATTTTGACAGATTTACATAAAGAAGCATTAATTAATGCTAGAGCACATGACCAAATAAATCTTTATCATTATGATAATTCTTATTCACAAGATGAATATAGAGAAATACATAATATAAGATATAACGGCAATGTTAAACATATTCATTTAAGTAATTAACTAATGATTATAAAACAATTTAGATTTAAAGATTATCCTAGAGATGTTTCTCTAGGTGTAATTAGACCAAAATACTATAAGAAAGGTACTCATATTCCTAAATATTTATCTAATAAGATAGATTATTTATATGCTTTTGACAAAAAAGGTATTTTAATTGACCTTCATACTAAAAAACCCTTATTAAAAAATCCTAATCAAGCAGGAACAGTAAGAAAATTAGTAATTTCTGGTAATTCTATTCATAGAATATCAGATAGTGAAATTGAATCTAAAATTCAAGTAGATAATTATGTTAAGATTAAAACTTGTTTAAAGAATTTTTATTTAGATAATTTACCTTTTACTGATTATATAATTAAAGAACAAGTTGTAATAGAATTTATATTCATAACAACAAAAGAGGATGTATTAGCTCTTGGTAAAGAAAATGATTTAGATAATTATAAACAGTTTTATGAAAAAGCATTTTTAGATTCAATACAGTCTAAGATATGGGATGTAAAAGAAAAGAAATTAATTCATAATGAGAAGGCTATTGTAGAGAACGACAATATGAATTATATAGTACGTTTAGAGCATGAAATACAAATTAAAGATTATAGAGAACTTATTATTAATATAAAAAGATATGAAAGATGAATTAATGAAATTGTCTCAAGAAAAAGGATTTCGGTCTATTGAAATAAGAGAAGATGATATTTATGGTTATATTTATTATTATCGTTGGTTATGTGAATTACAACAATGGTTAATAAAAAAACATCATGTATTAGTATTAGCATTACCTATTAAAAACGGAGCAACTAAACTTAATCTTAAATATGAATATGGTATATATCATAGATTAGACGATTTAGAAGATTATACTTCTAGTTTTTATGAACATAACACTTATTATAATGAATATGAAAAAGCATTAGAAAACGGTTTAAAAGAAGCATTACAATCAATTAACTAGACAATTATATATGAAATCACTTTGGGAAATAGACGCTGATTTACAAAAAGCAACACAAGAACTTATTGAAAATGGAGGAGAATTAACAGATGAACTTAATGAAGTTCTTACTGTTAATAATAATGAATTTGAGAAAAAAGCCTTAAATTACATCTGGTTGATTAAAAATTTAGAGAACGAGGCTGACCTTAGAGCCTCTGAAATAAAGCGATTACAAGCCAAAAATAAGGCTATTGACACTACATTAGACACTTTAAAAACCAAACTTTTAGACTCTGTAAAATTAAGAGGTAAAGTAAAAATAGGTGATTTTAATCTATCTGTTGGTAAATCAAAAGCTGTTAATATAGATAATTTAGAAATAGTTCCTTTTGCTTATAAGAGTACTAGGTTAAAAGCTAAATTAGATATGACTACTTATTTAGATATGTTAGACAATGGATATGAAGAAACAGACTTTGAAATGACACCTGATAAAGTAACTATAAAGAAAGTTATAGAAGAAGGTGATTATGTTCCAGGAGTCGAATTAATTGAAAAACAACATTTAGTAATTAAATAATTTGGTATATCGCATGAATCATTATAGCTACTCGACTTTGTTGGGTAGCTATTTTTATTATTAACTTAAAATAAATAATGAGACAACTACAACTTAGTTTGAGTAAACATTTTATTTATGTTCCTTCTGCTAAAGAAGTCGAATATAATCAAGTTTCTATTAGAAGTAGTATATTAGAATATTGTAAAAAGAGAGACTTGGATATTAATATCTATTCTCCACTTGGATATAATTTAGTAAGAACTGTTATGGATGTTTATACTTTAGGACAAGAAATGCCCAGTAGACATTATTTATATCAAGAAGGTGCTTATAATAATTATGTCATTCCTCTTATTGAAAATAAACATTCAAAACTTAAAGTTGCTGAAATTACTGAATGGGAAAAAGCAATTTTAAATAGACTTCATTGGAGTTGGTTTAATCATTTAAGAGATGAAATAAATGCAATATGGTTTAGTGATTTATTAACTAAAATTAATGGTGAAGAAAGAAGTAAATATGTAGTTTATCCTGATAAAACTCAAGTATTCAGAGCATTTGAAACAGATATTAGTAAAATACGTGTAGTATGTCTTGCCCAAGACCCTTATACTAATGATAATGCAAATGGATTTGCTTTTGCAACTAATAAATCGCAGAAACCTGTTAGTTTACAATTAATAGAAAAAGCTATTAGAGAAGATTTTAGTTATCCTGATAATTATGTATTGAAAAATGATTTACTACATTTAGTTAATCAAGGGGTACTATTATTAAATAGTAGTTTAACTGTAAGAAAAGGCGAACCTAATAGTCATGCTGTTTATTGGGAAAAGTTTATACAAAGAGTTATAGAAACTTTGAATGGTCTTCCTGAACCCATAGTCTTTATCCTAATGGGAGCTAAAGCAGCTAAATTTAAAAAATATATTGGTAATTTTTATCATACTATTTATGAAATAGAACATCCTGCTAGAGCAGCTTATGAACAAAGAAGTTGGGAATATAATAATGTATTTAATAAAACTAATCAATTACTTAAATTAACAACAAACAACGAAATAAAATGGATACTGCAATAACACAAGATACTGCACTAGCAGAAATTATTGAATTAGTAATAGGAAATCAAACTAAATTTACTAAAGATGGTGTAAAAGCACTAGTGAAAACAATTTTTCAAATTTATGAACAAGAATACTTAAATAATAAAGCAAAAGATATTGTTTTACCAGAAGCAGAACTATTAAGTCAATACGGAATTGAAATTATAAATACTAAATTTAGTAGAACTCAAATTGATAACAATCAACTTGAATTTCTTATTAGTTATCTTCCTAAATTACCAGAAGGTCAATTTGCAAGAGTTAAAAATCCTAAAGGAATATATAAATTAAGAGAAGAATTATTAAATCATCTTGGAAAAGAAACTTATAAAATAACTATTAGTTATTCAGGAGAAGAAGATAATAAAATAAAGACTCTTAATATTTATAAAAACAAGAAAAATATAGCTTAATTATTTTGCAAATCAAATTTTAATCCGTAAATTTAGACTGTCTTTAAAAGGCAGTCTATTTTTATATATAAATCATAAAATCATACAAAAATGGCAGAAATCCTAGATTTTAAGCAACTTGAAAATAGTAAAATTTATGTGCATCCTAAATCAGAGACATTGAAATTTAAACATACTCTGGATTATTTAGAACCTTTTCTTCAAAAGTTTGAAGGTATTCAAGGGGTTGAGTGGATGTTTCAAGCTGATGATAAAACAGTAAATGAAGAAAAAGTAGATGTATTAACAAGTGAACTTAATGCTGATGCCCCTGTTAAGCAAAATATTAGTTATGGTAGTGTAATTGCTAAAGCTAAATTACCTGAATCATTTAATGTAATTCCTGATATTTCAAGTAATTTTAAAGATATGTTTAGTGAAATTGGTCTTGTATATACTCTTAGTTCTCTTAAACCAGAAATGCGTTTATATCGTGGTAAGCGAGTTGATTTCTGTTCTAATGGAGCTATTTTTGGAGCTAATAACATTAAAACAGTACAACTTACTGGTTCTTATCAAGATGTTTATAAAGAAACAGAAGGTTATATTGAAGAAAGTATGAATGATGTTCTTAAATATAAAAGAGTAGCTGAATATCTTTGGGATGTTAATCTTAATAAAAATCAAATTTATGAGTTGGCTGGTGAACTTTTATTCTTTGCTAAAAAGAACAAAGAATTTGGTATTAATCCAGTTAGTGATGCTGTTAATAGTCTTATGGATAGCACTAGTCTATACGGTATTAGAGATGATAAAACTTCAATGTGGAATGTTTATAATGCTGTAACAGAAAGTCTTAAAAAAAGTACTATTCTTACTGAAAGTACTAAATTAAATTTGTTACAAAAAGTATTTGTTAAGGATTTAAGTATTATGAACTAATTCCATTAGGAAAGTATGAAATGGATATATCTTTGGTATCTAAGAATTAGATATTTTAATAGAGTTTTTACTATTACTACTAAAACACAATTTAAAGCGTTAGACATAGTAGTTACTTCTAATCCTCGTATCAAAAGTATCTGCATTTACTCCTCCATTCCTAATGGGAAATACTATAACACTAAATTTATATGGAAAGATTAAGACACGTTGCTTTATTATATACTTATAATAGACCTGAACTATTAGGTAGAAGTATAAGATGTTGGTTAGAACAAGAATATACTAATAAACAATTATTAATATTTAATAATTCATCTTGTAACATAACATTACATGAATTTGATAATAGTCAAAATATTAAGATATGGAATAATCATATAAGTACTGAAACTAATCAAGAATATAATAATTTAGGTCAAATTATATATGATAGTTTTGAGTATTTTAAAAGTATATTATTTCAAGAAGATAATATTATTACATTTTGGCAAGATGATGATATTTATTTTTCTAATTTTCTTAATGCTATAACTACTTTTAAAGGAGATATATATAAAGCTAAACAATTTATATTTTATAATAAACAAAACAAAGAAATATCAATTACAGAAAATAATGCAGAAGGTACTTGGTTTTTGAAACCTGATTTTATAAAAAATTATCATAATAATAGAGTTTATCAAGATTCTCAAAAAGGTTTATATGATTATATTACTATCATACCTACTAATTATATAATAGATAGTAGTTTACCTATTAGTTATGTTTACGAATGGGGTAATAATATCTTTCACTTATCAGGTAATATGGATAATAAAGATAATTTTAAAAATTATCGTGAACATAATAATAAACACGAATCTAATATTATAGTGTGGAGTAAAGAAAAACTAATGAATTACTATAAAGATAATAACTTACTCCAATGGATACAATAATAGATAAATATTATGAACTGTTATCTACAAGAAAAGAATTAACCGAAAAACAGTATCTCAATAAAAAGAGATTACTTCATGTGCAGATTATTTATAATGCTGGTAATTTACTTAAAGCACTATATACTAAATCAGATTGTTCTATATTAGCTAATAATTTATTAAATCAACTTATTAATAATTGTGTTCTAGACGAATGTATTCCTACTAGTATGGAAGATTGGCAGACAGAACCTCTTAATACTTATGAAAAAGGATTAGAATATATGTATTTAGTTGATTATCTTGAACAATATTTAGCTGTACAAGTAGTAAGTAAAGAACCTTATTCATTTAAAATATTATGTAATAAATACTTAAATATACAATTATAATGACTTATCAAGAATATCAAACCTCAGCAAGTAGAACTTGTGTTAATTTATCTACCAATAAAGCTAATGCTCGACATATGAAAATGGGAGTAATGAGTGAAATTGGAGAATTAATAGATGCTTACAAAAAAGAATTAGCTTATGGAAAAACTTTGGATTTAATAAACATTGGAGAAGAATGGGCTGATGTAAGTTGGTATTTAGCTAATGAAGCTACTAGAGTAGGTATACAATTAGTAGAAGAAACCATTGATGATGAATTCAAAAATGACATAAAGAAATTCATTGAAGAGAATAATGTAGAAGATATACTTTGGGATTTTGGTTTTGCATTTAAAACTGCTCAATCAGATGATAAAGATAATTCAAGTCATGCTAGTATTCAAGATGGATTTATTATGTGGGTATATATCGGTGAAAATTTACTTAATATTAATACTAATAAAGCATTAGAAAATAATATTGCTAAACTTAAAGCACGTTATCCTCTAAAGTTTGAATCTGAATTAGCTCTTAACCGCAATCTTGATAATGAAAGAAAAGAATTAGAAAAATAGTAAATGGCTGTAGTACTTATACCTGTATGTTTTTAATGTACAGGTATTTTTAAACCTAAAATTATAAAATTATGAAAAAAATAATTAATAAACTTATTAAATTACACGGTTCTAAAAACTATATTTATATTAATAACGCTATTAAAAAGCATAGTCATTTATCAAAAATAGAAGAATTATATCAAGTTTATATATCTGATTATGTTTATAAAGATGGTAGAGTTCATTTTACTCCTGAATTTAATACATTAAAAGAATTAGAAGAATATTTAAAACAAAATGTAGAAGGTTATGAATGAACAACAAAACATAGATATTAATGTTAAGATGATACAAATGGTCAATCAATTACAAAGATTGTTTCCTAATCATCAAGTACAAATATGTAAAGGTTATGGAATAAGACCCGATGAAAGAACAGTAAATGAATATTATTATGGTTATATTGAAGGTTTTTGGTTTAGCCCTGGTCATACTGATGATAATAATCCCATACAAAGTCAAAAATCTTTTACTTTACAGTTTAGTACATTACAAGAATTAGATGAATTTTTATTTAAAAATATTAATACTTATAAAAATGTAATATGACTTATGAAGAATTAAAAAATAAATATCCAGAATTAAATTGGATAGAAGCAGAAGAAGTAACTAATGATGACTTAGAAACTGCTGCTATTATATTTGATAACTATGTAAAAGAATATAATGAAATTAAACTTATAAATCAAAATGACAAAACAACAATTAAAAAATAGATTAGAAGAAGCAGTAAAAAGACAAAGTAAACTTCATTTTGTTAAAGCACTAAAAGAGTATTGTAATACTGGATTAGCTAGAGCTAAATTAGAGTTAGCTGACCTTATATGGCCTACTCATAATTTTAACAAAGATTTTGAAACTCTATGGAAGTTATTAACTAAAGAAGAAAAAAGTATTTACGATATAAAATTGAAGTATTATGATACTAGCATTGTCGGGGAAGATTAAATCAGGAAAATCAACTGTAGCATCTATAATTCAACTTTTAATAGCTAATAAAAAACTATCAACTGAAAATCCTAAAGATAGTTTTGATTATATGTTTAAACCTGAATTATTAAATAGTTATGATGTTAAAGAACTAAATGCTGTTAGCGGATGGCAACAAAAATCTTTTGCAGCTAAATTAAAACAAATAGTTGCACTTCTTATAGGTTGCACAGTAGAACAACTTGAAGACCAAGAGTTTAAATCTAGCCCATTAGGAAAAGATTGGATAAGATATGGGTATGCTGATGGTTTTCAACATATTTATAAAGGAGATATTAAAATAACTCAAATGATTAACAAAGAATGTTCTAAAGAAAAGTACGAAGAAGAATATAGAGTTAATTGGCAAACTGCATATAAACATGAATTTACACCAAGAGAATTAATGCAATTTATTGGTACTGATTTATTTAGAGATAAACTATTAAATAATATTTGGGTAAATGCTTTATTTGCTGATTATCAATCAAAAACAATAATTGATAAAAATATAACAAAAGGTTTTCCTAAAGTTGAGTATCCTAATTGGATTATTACTGATGTTAGATTTCCTAATGAACTTCAAGATATTAAAGAAAGAAATGGTATTGTAATTAGAATTAATAGAATTGATAAGACAAAATGCAATCAACAAGATGTAAATGGAGAGTGTGTATACCCTAATTGTAATTGTCAAAACGAAAGTCAACATGAATCAGAAAGAGCACTTGATAATACAGAATTTGATTATGTAATTGATAATAATTCTGACATTCATCATTTAATAGAAGAAGTAAGAAAAATGTTAATTCATTTTAAAATTATATAAATATGGCAAATAAAAAAGAACTTAGATTTAAAATTGTAAATGCTTTAAATAGAGATAATTATATATCTGATGATGC